AGATCTAATTATAATGTGCTTATTGAAAAATTCTTGATCATACATAGGACTTGAAACATCATTTTCTGATATTGTAAAATTATAATCATATATGGAACTTAACGAAAACGTATTGTTCATTTCATCTCTCATTGCCGGACATCTAAGTATACCAGATTCTGTATACTTATTTTCTTCAGAGAAAGAATTTAAAATAGGCATAGGAGGTTCTGCTCTCATCCATTCCTTTTCGATACAGCACCAATAGATGTTGATAGACATTATTTCCAAACCATGTGTGTTTGTTGATTGGAAATAGGTGTTCCTCTAGGCTCACCGACTGTGTTTCTCTTATCATTTTGCCACTCCGCATAAGGACCATTTGCATCAACATAATGAAAAAATCCCTGCACTTGCCAATCATCGGCACCTACATTCATTGATTCTCTCCAATGACTTAATTCTAACCCTCTGTATACCACCATATCTCCTGGTTTAAGAATAATTTCTTTACCCTCCACAAAGATAGGATAGTTGTATACATTATCATCATAACTATAATTAAAACAAAGTGTTGCCGACACTTCGCAAGAAGGTCTATCAGTGTGCGGTTTTAAATCATCGCCTTTTCTATATACCCTGTAGTATGAATAGGTCGGCAGTAGTTCTAATCCAGTAGTCTCTTCCATGGGGTTTTTAAGATTCAATAAAACGGTTTCCATTGCCGGGTCTCCATACTTTGAATGAGCATTCGGAACCTGACCATCACCCTTTTCTAAGTTAAAATCCTGCATTTCGTCAAACAATGCATACTGAGTAACAAAATCTCTCAATTCATCGGATATAACTGACCTAACTATGCTGTATTTTTTGTCTTTGAAACTCATGCGTTAAGGTCTCTATCTTTAATCCATGTTACTAATGCATATTTTTTTCCTGAAGTTACAGGGTGTGCAATGTGCGTATATGCATAATTTGATGGAAATAAAATTAACATTCCAGGCTGTGGTTTTATTTTAATATCAAAATTAGGAAATTCTAATTCTCCGCCTTCAAAGTCATTATTAAGATAGCATATGCATGAAATAATTCTACCACCCGATGTATCAGTATCATAATGTTGTTTATATTCCTGATCGTTTGAATATTTTAACAAACAATAACCTTCATGAAATAAAGTTTCAGTAATTTGACATCTTTCAGCATACGGAACACTGGCTGCCATCAATAACATGTAAAACTGATTGTGAATATTCTGTAAAAGTTTATTATCATTAACAGTAGCCAAATGTGTAATATCTAAAAGTTTGTTTGTCCTGTGTGTTTGATGAGCACCCTGCCCGTGTGTTTCTGCCCTCCGCCAGTATGCTCCCGATTCTGGATTAGCACATTCATTATTAGCCGCTTCTATAGTTTGTTCAGGATTTGGCCATATATTTTCATATACAGCAATATTACCAGCCAGCATAACAGATGGCTCTATTCTTCCTGGAAAAATTCCATTAATCATTCTACTCATTTTCCCTCACTTTCATTAATAAACTCCAATCATATGTGTTAAGGAATATCTACCATAATTATTACTTGTTTTTTCTTGATCCATTATAATCTCATCCACAGAATGTTCTAAAAATGATGGAAATATAACAGTCCTATTATGAATACATTCGATGGATAACCCATTTTCAAATTTTAAATTGCCGCCCTTAAATGATTTTGGAAATTTATAAAACCAACTTACGGCTGTAATAGCAGCACCGTCCCTGTGTGCAAGATAGTAATCATTATTTTCATAATAATGCATAATAGTTACGTCACTATTTGATAATGACAGATATCTAAAAATTGGACTGATGGATTCTAATTTCTTAACAATTTCTTCATCAAAAATTTTTCTATTTTCGAAAAAAATGTTTGAAATATTCCTATCTGCGTATGCATCCTCGAGTCTTAAACCTTTGTTCTTTTTTAAAGAAATAGTTTCAGACTCTTGTTCGCGTATTGCGCCACCGGTATCTTCTGGCATTTTTAATTTTCTACCGTCGCTATTCAAAAAGCATAATTCTTGCCAGATACTATCACAAGATTTTTCACTGTAGAAATTATCAATTACTACGAGAGGAAATCCTACTACATCATATACTTTTATATCCATTTGTTTAAATACATCCACGCACATTTGATAAGTATTTATATGTGTAGTTTATATCAATCAGTTGATACTGAATAGAGGATAAAATGAGTAAAATAGAAGCAAAATACAATATTGACGAAAAAAATTGGACTGTTGAAAATGTAAATATAGAGCCTTTACAAACATTCTTGGCAATAAAATTTGAAACTGATAAAGAGCTAGATAACTTTAAATTTGGATATGAAATCTTTGAGGATGAAGAACTCAAACAAGTTGAAGGTTTCCCGCCGCTTGGCATTAGGTTTAAAAAGAGTGATCTGATGTATCTTGACGAATATCCAACAATGTTAAAGTATAATTCAAAATACAAAATAATGTTTTGGGCCGAAGATTCAGGAGAACGTCATTATCATATGCACGAATTTGTGTGTTCCTTACCAAAACCTCCATATCCTTCATGGATATGGGATGGAGAAAAACACGTTGCTCCAAAACCAGATCCAAGCGATCCAGCAGATATAAACAAGACTTACGTATGGAATGAGGAAAACCAGGAATGGGAACTTGATAAGGAAGGAATTATGAGAATAGTTCTAGGGGTAGAAGAAGGTCCTATTGAATAATGCTGTTCAAAACAACCAAGCAGATTTTCGCGGATGTTTGGGCTAGTCAAACAACAACAACACCTCCTGAGAATTATCATTCTCATCAGATACAAATTACCGAAAGCAACAATATAACGAATATTGATCTATGGGAAGAAGTTTATTTTTTGCCAGGAACTATCGGTGTGTATGTTGCTGCTAAACCTAGAATTGAATTATATCTTGTTACCTACGGAGTATTCTCAGATAGAAAAAATGGTAGCAAGGTTTTTTCTGGTAATAACGCAGGAAACGATGTAAAAACTTTTTGTTCTAAGTTAGGTATTGATTTAAAAATAAATTCTTTCTGGGTCGATTAAGCCGACGAATTTTTAAGCATAAAAACCATCATAGATTGATAATCATCAAAAGTTAGCGTTGCTTTTTCTATGTCAAGATCACATTTATGTTTTGTTTTCCATAGGTTCTTTAACAGCATTTCTTGCTCACTGCTCGATTGAAACTTACCAAGATTATCGCTAACAATAGATGTATTGCCCTTGACAAATGCCGGATTTATTTCTTGATTTTTGAATATATTAATGGTTAAATTCATTCGTTCTTCCTTAATCCTTATATTTACTTATCGCATAAATACAGTATGTCCAAAATACCAGTTTACAATGCAATAAGAATTATTCCAAGAGACGCCGACTATCTTGATCGAAAAAGCGGTTTGAGAGGCGAAATATTTTTCGACCAAGATAACAACACACTGCGTTTATATGATGGTAATACTGCTGGTGGACAATCACTATTTAAAACCAGTAGCGATGGCAGTGTTGATATCACAGCACAAAAGAATAAAATAAGATTTCATTGGGATACTCTTGCAGACTTACAAAGTGAAGTAAATCCTACAACATATCATGGAATGATTGCACATGTTCATGCAGAAGGTAGATTGTATTTTGCACATGCAGGACAGTGGGTAGCAGTAGCCAATCTAGGAGAAGCCGGAGGCGGCGGAGGTGGATCCGGGGCAATAACCGTTGCTGCTGATGATTCTACGCAGGTTCAGATTGATGCTGGTGAAGTCTTACAAATAGTAGGCGGTTCTGGTATATCGACTTCAAGCGATCCGGAAGGTGTAATAACAATCTCTTCAGATGGTGCCTCTGGTTTTGAAAGAGTTAGTGTAACAGGACAATCGGATATTGTTTCTGGACCGTCTAATTCGTTGACAGTTTCTGCAGGGTCTGGAATTATACTGTCAACAGATGCATCAACTGATACTTTAACTATTTCGGCAGCATCCGGCGCAACTACTAACAGTTTTGCACATATAGCAGTAACTGGACAAAATACTGTTGTTGCGGATAGTGCAACAGACACATTGACCCTTCAAGCAGGAGTGGGTATTGCACTAACAACTAACGACGGCACTGACACAATAACAATAGAGAACAGTCAGCCTGGCGTTGATAATTTTTCTGAATTAACTGATGCAACCACTGCATCTTTATCAATCAACAAGGTTTATCTTCCTGCAATTACTATGCTCGAAGTTACAAATGCAGGAGCAGTTGCATACAGATTTGATCAATACGGCACGTCAAATAATCCTACGGTATATGCCATCAACAGAACAACAATAGCATTTAATTTAAACAATGTATCAGGACATCCATTCCTTATACAAACCTCTGCTGGAGTAAACTATAACACCGGACTATTCCATGTTGCTGAAAACGGAACTGTTTCGACAGGTGCTGATGCACAAGGAAAAACTACAGGAACACTATATTGGAAGATACCCGAAACTATCAGTGGAGGATACAGATATCAGTGTAGCGTCCATGTTGCAATGGTAGGAAGTATTTTAATTAAAGACTTTGCTTCGATCTAGAAACTGAGTTCCAATCCTTTAATTTTTTATCGATTGATTTTCTAATTTCCATTATTCGTGTCTTTGAATCGTCTGACATTGAACTCATCTGTCTATTGATGATCATTTCTTCGTGTTGAGAATCTAGTCTTTTTACTTCTGATACTAATTTTGAAATTAGATTTTCAACATTCTTTTTAACGGTATCGTCGGAAATTTTTTCAATTTCTTCTTTATAGGTGTGTAAATCATTCTGAAATCTTTCTGATTTATAAAGTGATAGCATCTTCTAACTCCAATACTGTTTCGATTTTAGTTCTAATTAAGTTATTATTTAATGTGCTCTTTAGTCCTACATGCACGTTTTTGGGAAGATAATCTAAGTCAGCCCAACAAAATGTAGGAACTGTTGTTGTTAAAAATTCTTCATTTACGAGACATATGTAAGTTCCGTATTCGAAACCCTTATCCTTGGAAAGATACAATTCTATAGGTAAAATTTTTCCCTGAGCAAACTTCTCCTGCACATCTTGACTATCTTCTATTACGGATTTTTCCTTGGAGAATGTAGGAACAGTCCACTTATCATTTTCTAGAATAAGTAGAATTCTTCTTGTTGAAAGAGAAAGATAAAGTAGTCCTACACGTTTTTGCATACGAATACTTATGCGCCTTCTGGATCAAATCTCCAATAACCTGGAGCATATTCTCCTTCAAAGGATTTAAGCCACTGCATGCCATCCCATTTGTATTGAATTCCTGTGGTTAAGTTAGAAACATACGTTATTGAAATAACTGTTGCAGGATCAAATATAATAGACCATGCTGATCCATTCCATTCAATTATGGAATTAGCCCTTACAACGGTATTTGTATTATCCAAATTTTTCCAAGCATCGGCGTCATCCGGTATGTCGTCTAATACCAAGAATCTATGACCCGTAGGAATAGTTCCTAGTTTATCTATGGGATTGTATCTAGTAGGATCGACGATAGCATCAACAGTTCCCTTACCGTCTGGATATTGTGTGCTATTGATTAATGTATTTTCTTTTAGCGTGTCTCTATCAACACTGACTAACAATATGTAAGGATCAACAGGATTAATTGCAACTGTTCCTGATATCTCATTTCCATCCGGCTGTCGAAAATGAACCATGCTAGTTCCTTCCGTAAAGTTTCCTAGTGATGCTAACACTCCGTTCCAATCAAGTTTCTTACCATTTGAAAATTCTTTTTCATCAAGTCCTAATGATTGTATTGCTGCACTCTGATCTAGTATGGTAAGTTCGTAATCATAGTCTTGACCGTTATTTGCCTTAAACAATAATACCGGATATCTTGCATTTACGTAAACGGTGTTTGAATTGCTTTGATTGTAAATTAAAGAAGAAATATTTTGAACATCACCATCTTCGGTAAAGATGTTTGCAATAATGCTACGGACAATTCCTAGTTTCTTAACTTTGGCCGGCGGCGAAATCCATACTGGAATTTCAAAATCAACAGAGCATATATCAATATCGCTATCTGCACCTGCTGGTATTGACCTTGAAGTAAAATTCATTCCTGTAAGGTAAACAACACTTAAACTAGTCCAATCTATATAGTTGTCATTTGTTTGTATTTCTAAAGAAGGATTAAATAAAACTAATATTTGTTCAAGCAACTGTAATTTTTGATCCGTATTAGATGTCCATATATCGCACTTCATGGTCATTTTGTATGGAGTTGGCATTAGTCTTTCTACTGTAACACTTTTTCCTGGTGCACCTGTATATTCTCTTTCGCCTGCTTGATTGATGTTATAATCTCTTTCTCTAATATTAACCTTGCTTACAAATGTTGGATCTGATAATCGTGAAGTGTCAATATCAAGACCAGTAACATAACACGCCATCCTCGGAACTGTTGGTAACTTATTTTCTGAATTTTCTCTAATAATATTTGCTACCTGTCTTGTTAAATCGCCATACATAACAGGAATTGATTGTTGATCTCCATTGCCTGCTTCATACTTAAAGCCAATGAAGATTCTCATAAACTGTGTTACATATCTTCTAATCTGTCCGTCGTAGAAAAAATCCATTATTTTTTAAATCCGTGTTTAAATGCTTTTTCGTCGCCCTTGGCTGCTGCTGCTCGTCGCTGTTTAATCTTTAGTGCAATAGGTTCCTCTTCCTTTTCAGGTGGACGCCTTTTGACCGTGTGCTTCTTACTGTTTGTTCTTGCAAAACCTAGTATCTCTTCAATGCGCATTATTCATCTGCCTCCGGTCTAAGTGCTTTAGATAGACTCTGTTTTTCTTTAACAGTCTGCCCATCGATAACATTTTCGTTTGTATTATTAATGAATGATGATTTTTGTGTTTCTTTTTCTGTTTTGCCAGCAAACTCTGCTCCCGGTTCAACATCAGTTCCGCTTAGGTGTGTAATGTTTGTTCTCACATCATCCTCTACCTTGCTCCATCTGCCCTTGGCATAACGGAACAATCTTGTAGGTTTATAATCTGTTCGTAAATGAAATTGACCTTCAGCAGGCCCTAACGGAAATGCTATTCCCTGAGTAAATGGTGCACCATTAGGCGGAATACCATCTTCAATAAGATATCCCTTGTATCCATTTGCTTCTGCTGATTGGTAAACTGTATCAGCAGTTACAGTATCAATGGTAGCATCGTCGAGTGTAGTATCTGCCGATACAAGTTCTGACTTACCATCTTCTGTTTGTTGCAGTGTATATAGTTTTGTAGTATCGTAACCACTCTGTGGAGTATCTGCTTCTGCTTGATCTAGAACTGCACTGGTAATTTGCATTTCCTTTTCATAGGTGCTCATAATATCTTTGAGCGTGTCTGCAGGTTTGTAATATGTTAAGTCCGGTGGTGCAATGCCTGTAACTTCTTGAACAACGGTATATTTTTCACCATTAGGTGCAGTAACGGTATCGCCTGGATAGTATGTCGAATCCGGATTCCACGCACCTTTGAAGTTTTCTGAATCTGCAATTTGATCCAGAATATCCTTAAATTCTTGTGAATCTACCAACGGTTTACATTTTGCTCTGTATAAGTGTGGATACCAAGTTACACTAAAACCTTCAGCAGCACGATTTACGTCTTCTACAACATAGAATCTCTTGAGTGCATAGTTTAAATCATTTAGTGCGTATTCATCCTTTAGGTGCGGTAATTCAATTACATCACCTGGAATAATTTTTCTACCAAGTTTTTCTACAGTATCAGTTATGTGAAATGTTATGAATATTGTATCGTTCTGTAAAAACAGTCCAAATTGGCTGAGATTAAAGTCAATATCCTGAACATTATAAACTCCGCGCATGACAAATACATCTGGATCATACTTCCTATCTCTATTTTCTAGAAATAGCATGTCCTGTATGTTTGTGGGGTTTAGAGTATCATATTTAGGCTGCGATGGAGTTCCTACAGTATCCGCTGTTGCTTCGGCACCGAGATACTTGTGCATAAGCACATCGGTTCCGCCAACTTGGAACATTTCCCAGGCAGTCTTGTCTATGAACTTATAATCATTGCCCTTTTCCGGGCGATATAAACTGAGTCTTGGCATAGTATATGTATTTACCGTTTTCCGCACAAGGCATAAATAGTTATATGAGCCAAATAGACAAAGCAAAACAAGAAGTATTCGACTATGTTAGACTCATGCTAGGCGATGGCATGATTGACGTTGAGCTAGATCCAGAACACTACGAAACAGGATTAAAAAGAGCACTGGGTGTATTCAGACAGCGTTCTGACAACTCGGTTGAAGAAAGTTACATTACTTTAAGCCTGGAAGAAAATCAAAACGAATATATTCTACCAAAAGAGATACAACAGGTAAGACAAATTTATCGAAGAAGCGTTGGTTCTAGAACGGGTAACGGAACAGGCGGCACTGTCTTTGAACCATTTAACCTAGCATATACAAACACATATTTGTTAAGCTCAACTAACATGGGTGGTTTAGCAACATACGAATTATTTGCTCAGTATCAAGAATTAGTTGGTAAAATGTTTGGATCATTCATTAACTTTACTTGGAATCCACAGAGTAAGAAATTAATTATTATGCAGCGTCCAAGAGGCACCGAAGAAGTTCTGTTGTGGGCATATAACGATAAACCAGACTTTGTGATACTTGAAGATGTATATTCAGGACAGTGGATTAAGGATTATACTCTTGCAAACTGTAAGGTAATGCTAGGACAAGCACGTGAGAAATTTGCTAGTATCGCAGGACCACAAGGCGGAACAGCACTTAATGGTGCAAGCATTAAACAGGAAGGCTTTAACGATATTGAAAGATTGACTATGGAACTTGGCACACAGGTTGCAGGCGGACACGGATACAGTTGGATTATAGGTTAATGAGAGCAGAAGAATTTTTAACAGAAGAAGAGCACGATCAAATCTACAACGAAGTAGCCAAGATGGTATGGGGTAGAACCGGCGGAACAGCCAAAGGTGGTAAAACTAAACTGCGTTTTCGATGTTCAACAGGACCAAGGGCAGGGAGACAAGTGAGCCACCCTTCAAAATGTGTTCAGCAGTATAATGTTGCAAAAGCACAGAAGATGAAAACCACTCGTGCTAGAACTTCACCCACACAAGCACGCAGACAGCAAAGAACAAAATCAATCAACACCGCAAGTGTTTTGGCAAGAAAACTCAATACAGGCAAGCCAGGACAGCCAAAACCCTTCTATTAAACACTTGACATTTAATCTAAAGACGCTATAATATAACTTTATAGGAGAGTTATATGATTATAGGCGTTTGCGGATTTATCGGGTCTGGTAAAGATACCATTGCTGATTATTTGGTTAACTTCAAAGAATTCCGTAGAGAAAGTTTTGCAGATTCACTTAAAGATTCTGTAGCAGCAGTTTTTGGTTGGAATAGGACCATGCTGGAAGGAAGAACAAAAGAATCTAGAGAGTGGCGCGAACAGGTAGATCCTTGGTGGGCAGAACGCCTAGCAATGCCAACTCTTACACCACGTTGGGTCCTACAGTATTGGGGAACTGAAGTTTGCCGTAAAACATTTCATGACGATATTTGGATTGCTAGTTTAGAAAATAAACTTCGTCAGAGTAAGGATAATATTGTGGTTAGTGATGTTCGATTTCCTAATGAAATTAAAGCCATTAAGAATCTTGGCGGACAAATTGTATGGGTTAAAAGAGGAAATCTTCCTGAATGGTATGATCATGCGATACGGGCAAATGGTGGGTCGAACGTATCAATTAATGAGATGAAGATTCGTAAAATTCATGCTTCTGAGTGGGCATGGGTAGGAACGGAGTTTGATCACGAAGTTACTAATAATACAACTATTGATGAATTGTATAAAAAAATAGAACTAATAGTCGGGAGTTAGATCTCCCTGTTTCCAGCGTATTCCTTCCTTGGCTAATATTGTTCTACAATTTGCACACACAGTTTTTAGATTACTATGCCGACAGTTGTCGAGGTTTTGATCAACATGAAACACTCTAAAAGTTTCATAATGCTCTGATTTAAAACCGCATTTATCGCAGGCATTCTTCATTCGATATCCGGCTCTATACCATCTCGGAACTCCGTGATATACACCGTTGTTTAAGCATACTTCACAGAGACTTCTATAGTAGGTCTTTTTACCCTTCTTATAGTTTACTGCTCGCGGCCTTAAACCGCACTGACATAACGGTCTCATACATATATTTACACCTTTTTAACCCCTTTATATTTAACTGTATAACACACCATTTTTTGATGTTTCCGCTAAATACAGTAACAATACATTACGTAATGAATTGAAAAGAAAGTATACATTACCAGGAGAAAACTAGATGGCACTTACATCACCCGGCGTAGAAGTTACGGTAATCGACGAGAGTTTTTACACCCCGGCTGAACCGGGAACAACTCCACTAATTGTCGTGGCAACAGCCCAAGATAAAACAAATGCCGCAGGCACAGGCGTTGCTTCAGCAACTACGGCGGCGAATGCAGGTTCTGCATTTAAAGTGACAAGTCAAAAAGAATTAGTAGATCTTTTTGGAGTTCCAAACTTCGAAAAGACAGCGAGCAATACACCTATTCATGGTAGCGAATTAAATGAATATGGGTTATTGGCAGCATACAGTTTACTAGGCGTATCAAACGCTGCTTTTATTGTTAGAGCAGATATGGACCTAGGACAACTAGAAGGAACAGCAGAGGCTCCGGGAGCGAATCCCCCAGACGGGACTTGGTGGATTAATACAGGCTCTACATCATGGGGTATTCAGGAGTGGAACAGTGCTGCAATTAGCACCACTGGCGGTCAGAAATTTGCTAGTAAAGAACCGATTGTTTTAACAGACGACGATGCAGCAAAAATTTCAAATAACGCTCCACTAGGTTCAGTTGGTTCAATTGGTGACTACGCAGTTGTATTTGAAACTGTCGGGACAGCAACAACTGGAACATTTTCATTTAGCAAAGATCCAGCAAGAATGTATTACAAGTCAGCAGGTAACACACAAGCAGGTGTTGCAGCAGGCGATTGGGTATTAGTTGGTTCTTCAGAATGGAGAGCAAGTCATCCAACAATTACTACTGCTCAATTAACTAGTGCCAAAATTACAGCAGCAGCAGGTAACTTTACAATTAATAGCACAACAGTTACAATTACGACCGGTGATACAGTTGATGAGATTGTTACACAAATTAATGGTTATGGAATCACAGGTGTTACTGCAAAAAATGTTAATTCAACTATTAGAATTTATACAGATGGAACAAGTAACACAAATGCCAATACAATCACAATTGGTGCTGGAACAGCAGACCTAGACGAACTAGAAATTAGTGCGGCAACATACAAAGGTCCTGATCTTTACCAGAATCCACATACTTTGGTTCCACAATGGAAGGGAACTCCAGGAACTGACGCAGATGCTAGACCAACTGGTTCTATTTGGATCAAGACCACTGAGCCAAACAACGGTTCTAGATGGAGAGCAAGCAAGTGGGATACAGCAACAACTAGTTGGGTATCAGCAGATGCTCCACTTTATTCAAGCGGACATTCAGCAATTTACTCACTAGACAGAAGCGGCGCTGGTGCAAATATTGCAGCAGACAGTTTGTTTGTTCAAACAAATGCTTTTGAACACAGTGCATATGACAGTTCACCTGCAACAGCAGTATTCCGTGTATGGCGTAGAGCAAACACAGGATACACAACAGTTACTTCTTCAGTAGTTGCAACACAACTTACAGCAGATGATTATCAGTTCGAGATTGAAGAATCGATCCTGAACCAGGAAACGTTAAACTCAGCAGTAGTTGTTGAATTTACAAGTTCTGGAAGCAGTGCAGATGCTAATACAATGGCAGCAGCCATTAATGCAGCAGGACTAACAAATGTTGAAGCAGCAGTCACAGCAAACAATGAAATTACAATTTCACACAAACTAGGCGGTGAAATTAGAATGCGTGACATTGGTAGAGATGCTGTTGGTGCATTGTTTACACCATACAATATCGACACAGGCGAAGGAACTGCTAATTTTTATAACTTATCAGATGCTTCACTAACAGGCGGCGCAAGTCAACTAGCACCAGGTGCTGATGACTCAACTGCTGAAAACAGATATCTTGCTTCAAACTGGCAACCATTATCAGTAAATGATTTTTATGCTAGTTCAAATAATCCAGAAGCAGAGCCAGCAGATGGACAACTTTGGTATAACCCAGAGTTTTCAGATGTTGACATCATGATACATGATGGAACTACATGGGTAGGTTACAGAAGTGCAACAAGTCCATACACTGAAGCAGTCAGCGACAGAGTTGGTTATACTCCAACAGTGGCTGCATCAAATCCTTATGTATCAGGAACAACTGCTGATGGCGATCTTTGGATTTCAACAGCGGATATTGAAAATTATCCAACAATTTACAAGTATGACAGCAACCAGTCAGGTCCTGCTTCAGACAGATGGGTTTTAATTGACAAGACTGATCAAACAACTGAAGACGGTATTCTATTTGGAGATGCACGTTATGGATTAACAGGTGCTACTGGTAACACAGCAGCAACTATTAAGGATTTAATGAAGGCAGACTTCCTAGATCCAGATGCTCCAGATCCTGCACTGTATCCACAAGGAATGTTGTTATGGAATCTACGTAGAAGTGGTGGTAACGTTAAGCGTTACGCTAACAACTACATTGATACAACAGCAGACAACCAACGCTTTAATAACGATGAAGCAATGGCTGACTACGCAACTGACCGTTGGGTTACTGAATCAGGTAATAACGAAGACGGCTCAGGTTCTTTCGGAAGAAAGGCACAGCGTAAGGTTGTTATTCAAAGAATGAAGAGTGTAATTGACACAAGCAGCCAAATACGTGATGAAGAAAGACGTAACTTCAACATTATTTCTGCACCAGGTTATCCAGAACTAATGAGTAACCTAGTTAATCTTAACATTGACAGAGGCTTAACAGCATTTGTAATTGGTGATACACCTTTAAGATTAGCAGCAGATGCAACTACACTAACTAACTGGGGTTCAAATGCTAATTTAGTTACTGACAACGGTGACGATGGATTAGTAACATACGATGAATACTTAGG